TAGAGATATAACAAGGGAACCGCAAGGATCCTTTTTTATTGATGCGACAATACTGCATCCCCAAGGCACGTAAGCATTAAGCAGGAACGCACACACCGCACGGGTACAACCAAGAGCCTAGCCAACACACAAAGCATTTTTTGGAAGTGATCCAATGTTATAGCGTGTTTGCTTATGCCACTATGCGTTTATTTTTTTAATTAAGATTTAACACACCGTGCGGTAACCTTCAACACTCCGGGAAAGATACGCATAAGGGGTGTCCCTTTTTGTGTACAGATACAAACACCATAGATACCCTACCCAACGATGCCGCCCGAGTGCTAAACGATATTGGAGCATCTTCGGTACCGATAGGTGGCTTAATCAAAATGCAAGCCTCACGTATAGGGTGGGTGTCCGAAATACACCAAATTGGGATGACATAGGCAGACTTGTACAAACTTACGATAAGATGCAGAAACTTAAACAAAGATAGCGAAACATAGATAAATTGGGTAAAAAAAGGTAAATTGAGTGTCCAAATGTATGTTAAATTGAAATTGAAGTATATAAAAATGCTTGAATATAATTCAAGTTGTGCTATAATGGTACTAAAGAGGAGTTTATTATATGAAAAAAACAAAACGTGAGAGCAGTTTAATTGTTCGGATGAGTGATGAAGAATTAAAAGCTATTGATCAATTCGCAAATTTATGGGAGGTGGAGCACGGTGTATCCTTAACCCGTTCCAAAATTATGCGAAATGCACTAGCGGAATATATGGCGAAGTACGATTATGAGCAATGTGTACTTTCGGGCAATGTGATAGAAGTACGCATCAATCCCGATGAATGCAACACGTTTGACTTATTGGGTATTGCGGAAGATATGAAAGCAGCACAAGCGAAAGCAAGCACATTAGGGGAGCATCATTTATACAAGCAAATCATCGAGCTATTGATGCAAGCCTTTACGATTGAACGCAACGCCAAAGCGTTTTTACACCATTTTAATTTTGGATCCAAACAAGGCTTTTATAAATATTGGTACAAACAAGAGGGCAGATTATTAGCTAACCTTTGGAACGAGAAAGAGGCACAACGATAATGGCACAGACACAAAGAGAGTACAGAGAGCTACAAAGCTTTGAGCATAAAGACAATTTTATTATCTCGGGATACGCTGCAACGTGGGAGCCTTATATCCTGTATGAGCAGGACAATATGCGGGTATACGAGCAAATAAGCAAGGATGCCTTTAAAGATGCGGATCTGTCGGATATTGTATTGCATCGAGATCACGCAGGGCCCGTTTATGCAAGAGTTAGCAACGGCACTTTACAAGTAAGCTTTGATGCAAAAGGTATGTTTGTACGTGCGGATCTAAGCAAGACAAGTAGCGCACGTGAATTGTATGAGGAAGTCAAAGCAGGTCTCTACACAAAAATGTCTTGGGCTTTCACAATTAAAGACGAGAGGTACGATGCTAAAACTAGCATCCGACATATAGACCGAGTGAGCAAGGTGTACGATGCCTCAGTGGTAGCACACCCGCAGAACCCGGGAACCTCAGTAAATGCAAGAAGTGTTGAAGAGTGGATCCAAGGAGTTTGGGTACCAACAGTTAAGGAGCTTAACGCACGGGCGGCATTAGTATCCGAGTATTTAAGAAAGGTGGCTAATCTATGAGCTTTCACGAAACACTATTTAAACCAACGTTAAAATTACCGGAAAAAAACGTATTGGAGTTCATCCAAAGCCAAGAGGCCATTGAGCGAAGTTTATCTTATATAGACACTAGAGAGATCCTGTACGAGATAGACGAACGCAGAGCAAAGCTCCCTAAGACTAAAGAGGCAGTTGAGGGCTTAAGTGATATCGAAATACGAGCGTATAGCAAAGAGGCAGACACGATTAAAAACGCCTTGGACATTGTTAAACGTTACGAGGCAGTACGTACCGAACGCATCCAACAGACCTTAGACGGCTTGGGCGAGATCGTGGAGCAATTCACAGAACCAACCATAAAGGACAAAAACAAAATGACAGAAAATATTGCTTTAAGAGCATTCCAAAAAATGATTACCACAGGGATGAAAACAATGACAGACGAGGAACAACGTGCCTTGGATTTATCAGGATCCGCAGTAGTTGTGCCACAAAGCATCCACAACAATTTAATTACAAGCGAGGCATATAGTGATCTTATTTACCGAGCTACACAATTTCACGATCCACGCCCGGGCAAAATTCAAGTGCCTATTGCATCCAACACGGCAGGAGTATTCCATACCGAACTAGATCCAATTACAGAGGGTGCGCCTACACTTACCTCATTAGAGCTTGGAGGTTTTGAGATCGCCCGCTTATTGCAAGTATCCGCAAGTGCAGCATCAATGGCAGCGCCCGAGTTTGAAAATATGCTAGTTAATTTATTGGCTAGTGAGGTATTAGTCGGCATCGAAGAGTCTGTAATTAAGGGAACCGGAACAAACGAACCAAAGGGCTTAAAAAACCTAACTTGGACAGTTGGCACAAACGCAGTTACCGCAACCACTAGTATTAAAGTGGCAGACATTGCAAGCGCATTAGGGTTGTTACCTGCTAAATATAGCAAGGGTGCAGTTATCTTAATGAACTCAAAAACACTTTATGCTTTGGCACAAGCCGAAAGTACAGGTGGATCATATGCCTTTAATTTAGCAGAGGCATCCGAAAAATTTATGGGCAGAGAGCTGGTTATTAACGAGCATATCGAGGATAACTACGCATATGTAGTTAACCCACGTGAGCTTTATATCCGTTGGTCTATGCCATTACAAATGGAAGTAGACAAGAGTGCAGGCTTTACTTCATTTAGCCAATACTTACGTGCGGCAGCCGTTATGGATGCAAAATGGAATCAAAAGGCTTGTGTACAAGTCAAAGTTGGAGTTTAACACTAACTTACCAAGAATAGAATACAACCTACTACCAAGGTAGCAAGTAGTAAAACGGGTATTGGATGCCTAGCAAGTACTCCGTGTAGCATTGGATGCCCGAATAGCTATTTACTATAAATTAAAACTAAATATCCCAAGAACTTGGGAGCCACTAAAGAGGTGGCACAGTAAAGGGGTTTAACCGCCCTTAATTAGATCTAGAACTAAGCTATTGTCGAACAATCGTAAGACCAAGAATCTACATTACTGATTTAGCCAACACAAGCGCAGAAAGCAAACGAACCAAAACGGAAACGAGCCAAACGTGCGGTATTCAAAAGACACAAAGTTAATTTGATTCCATTATTAAAAAAGCTAGGTACTTTCCTCAAATTTATCCTAGCTAAAAAAAGTCCTAGATTGATTACCTAGGCAAATGTTTCAATTTCTTTTAAAAAAACAATTTCTTTCCAATTAGGACACCTTACTCAAGTGTCCTTTTTGTTTGAACTAACAAACCAATATTAAAATGCCACTAGAGCCCATTTAAAGCCCGTAGAGCGTAATTAGTTATTGATGCATAAATATACTAGCACATAGTAAATAACGCTCAAAAACGGCTTAGAATAGCTAATAGTAATACACCACACAAATGTGTACAAATAGTTTACAAATATATTTACAAATGGATGCGTTGGGTGTATGTTTGGGTTACAGATCATTATGGAGGTAATGAAACAATGACAACACTATTAGAACTTAGACAGGCAAAGCGTTGGACTAAAAAAGAAGTGGCAGCCAAAACGGGAGTTAGTACCTATAAACTAACCCAATACGAGCAAGGACAACATAAGAACCTTTACGCATTGGACTTTGTTTTATTGGCAAATGCTTACGGGGTAAAGCCAAGCGATATACAAGTAAATATGAGGTAGTATGAAAGACAGGCCAAACGTTGTACGTGTGAATTTGAATGTCACACTAGAGCAGAGGGAACTGCTTGCCAAGAACGCAAAGCAAGCCAATATGACAATGACGGCCTTTGTACTTAAAAGATGCTCCGTCTTGGATGATCCACAAGACAAACCCAAGCAGGCACAAGCAAAGGATGCGGATAAAACGCTCCTAGAAGTCAAACTAAAGGCCTTGGAGCGTGAATTGTCGGACAAGGTAACAACTCTCACGGAGCAATTGGAACGTGAGCGTACAGAACTGCAAGAGCGTAAGCAAGAACTCACAGAACACAAGCAGGCATTATTTAACAAGGATGCAGAACTCAAAGACAAAGAAGATTTATTAGACTTTCAAAAGCAACGCTATGAGAGGTTATTGCAAGAGATCGCATTTAACAACTTGCCTTGGTATAAGAAACTTGGCAAGCGTAAAGAACTACCCAATAGATAAAGAGGGCACTACAAGCCCTTTTTTTATGTCCTACAGACACGATAAAATCGCACGAACAGGTAATAACCCAACGCAACACACGAAAACCGCCGTATATTGAATGATAGCGATTTTTAAAATCTTGATAAAATGTTGCGGATACGAAGTTGGCAAAATTCTGCGGTTTAAGGTATAATATTAGTGTAGTCAATCACTACAAAATAACGTCCCCGAGTGGATCACGTACCAACTGCCAAGCAGAGTGAAACACTCAATCCCACAAGCCCAAGTACCCAACTTGGCTTTTTTTAACGTTGTACAAAAATAATTTTAAAAATATTTGTCCCATAATTCGTTGTCTATTATTGCTTAACCTATGCTTATTATTTCCATACGTTCTCAAATTGTGTGATAGAGACTTTGAGACCTTTTGAGCATAAAAAAAATTGTCTAATGTATGTTACGATTGAAGTGTATATATATCCAATTGGTACTTGGATGCGTTGTTTTGGATGATTGGCCAAACGAGAAGAAACAAAAAAAAACTGTCCTCCTTTAGCCAATTTTCACTCACACGGAATTGGCTTTTTATATTAGCCAGAAAGAGAACAGTATGATAAAAGGGAAAAGTTATTTACTTAGAAACAAGCCGAGCATATCCATTGATCCCGAGTTGGCAACGCTTGTAGGACTGCACGAGGCAATCATATTGCAGCAGATCCATTATTGGTTACAAATCAATGAGGAAACACAGAAGAACCACAAAGACGGCAGATATTGGACTTATAACACGTATGAAAAATGGCACGATCAGTTTCCATTTTTTAGTGTTTCAACTATCAAGAGAACCATTAACAAGCTAGAAAAACAAGGGCTATTGTTCTCAGGAAATTACAATAAAATGGGTTTTGATCAAACGAAGTGGTACACAATCAACTATGATAAACTTAATTCACTTCTACCATTGGTTCAAATTGACACAATGGAGGAGATCACATTGAGCAGACCAATACCAGAGACTTCTTCAGAGACTACAAATCTTAAAGAAAAGGATAATGATTTTTCTTTGAAAAATTCCCCTCTTGATTCAAGAGAAGTAGAAATACCTCAAAGAAAATACAACAACAAGACCATTAAGGCTTTTATTGATTACTATATGAATGATTTTTATTTTTCAATATATAACAAAAAACATCCCGCACTTGCTAAGGATCAATACAAGCGTGTTTTTGAAACATTAGAAAGTTTTGCTGCAGAAAACCTTGGACTTAATTTAAATGAAAAAGTTATTGATGAAATGACTTTGAACTTTTTGCAAGAAATGGCAGAAGATTTTTATGTATCCGTAAAAAATACCGACCACAATATTAATCACTTTGCTAGCTATAAAATTTTAGAAATACGAGAATTTAGAGCAATGTAAACGGCTTGGATCACGTCCAAATCATTGGTTTTTATCTTCAAAAAATATGCGAAAGCACTAGTAAATATCTTTTAGGAACTTTTAATACTTTTAGGACACTGTTTTTACCCTTATAAACAAAGGGTTTTTGAAATTATATATGGAGAAAAATATCGCAATATATGGAGAAAAATATCGCAAACATATGGAGAAAAATATCGCAATATAAAGAGTATTGACAAAATGACCTCCACATATTATTGTTAGCTTAACGTGAGGTAATTCATATGAGTTTCAAGAACGACTTTAAGATTAATAATGGAGTGGTTTACTCTAATAACTTGATCCGTAGTATGTGGCAGATGACGGCAACCAATATAAAAATATTTGATATGGCCGTTTCCTGCTTAGACACTAGGACACGCACAAAAGACCAACGCACAGTGAGCGTATCAAAGCGGGATATAATTGCCTTGATGAACGTAAGCAAGGCTAGCGGGCGTTCTACGGCGTTTAAGGAGCAAATACAGAGCATTCAGAACGCAAAGATACTAATTGCGAAAAACGATGCTATGACCAAGTTCGACTCCGTTGTATTGGTGCCCAAGATTAGTTGGGGAACCAAGGACGATGACGATGAAGTATTAATACAGTTTCACGAGGATGTAATGCCGTTTCTAGTTGAATTAAGAGATAACTTTGTGCATATCAAGTTGGAAGAAATGCGGGGATTGCACGGCAAATATGCGTTAATTCTGCATCGCTTGCTTGTGAGTAACTTCAAAGAAAAGCGGGCACATTACATTGGACTGCCTTACAACAAGAAAAAAGGGATGACCTTTATTATTGAAGTAAAGGAACTCCGAAGAATAACGGACACATTAAAAGAGTACTCACTGTTTGCAGACTTTGAAAAATGGGTAATAAAAAAAGCGGTGGATGAAATCAATCACGCTTTCACTTCAATAGTAATTAAGTACGATAAGATCAAAGCAGGCAGAGCGATCCAAGAAATACGGTTTCACGTGAGAGAACGATTAAGCACTTATGACAATGACTTTGATAAGCCAATAGAAATGAAAGGTTATTATCACGAAAGCAATTATGATGACCTAGAGATCGCAGACGAGCAGCTTAACACACACGAGCAGACCTCATTGATGTTTGGAGACTTAGAGATATAACAAGGGAACCGCAAGGATCCTTTTTTATTGATGCGACAATACTGTATCCCCAAGGCACGTAAGCATTAAGCAGGAACGCACACACCGCAAGGGTAAAACCAAAAGCCCAGCACAACACACAAAGCATTTTTTGGAAGTGATCCAAGGTTATAGAACGTGTTTACCTCTTCCCCCATTCGCATAACCCACCCTATACACCTTGCACACCGTGCGGAAACTTTCAATACTCACTGGACGATTTTTTAAATTTTGGGGCGTGGTCTAAAAAAATACACCAAGATTGGATGACATAGGCAGACATTGGAACACTTGCGAAGAGATAGAAAAAGATGCGTTTTTTAGTGCTAATGTTGATTTTGGTTGTCAAAAATATATAATTTTGGTTGTCATTTTACAATATCAATGATATAATATAAATATAAGAGGTTTATTAAAATGAAAAAAGAGAACAAGAATAGTAATTTACACGTGCGTATTACCGAAAGCGATCAACAGAAATTAGATTTTTTTACTAGCTTTTGGTATAAACGGGGCTTGGATATAGGAAATGCGGAGTTAGCACGAAATGCTATGGATGAATATATCGAAACATATGACATTAGCAAAGTGATCCTAGAGGGGAATTTAGTAGGCGTTCGGATGAACCCGATGAGCTACAAGTTTGCGGATCTATTCGATATGGTAGCGGATGCACAAGATGCAATGATGAAAGAAACGGATCCAAGTAAAAAATACCTTTTGGGCAAGCAGTTTGAATTATTGCAAAAGGCTTTAACCTTGGAGCTATCCGCAGAGAGTATTAAAAAAGCTCACAGAATCGAAACACCCGAAAAACTAACACAAGAGATTTACAAACGTGAGGGCAGAATAATTGCCAACGTGGGAGTACGCAAATAATGATTAAACCCGATCAAAGACAATACAGAGATTTACGGAACTTTGAAACCGTAGATGCTAGCGAACGTGTAACAGGCTATGCGGCATTATGGGGCGCTTATCCGCTTTACGAGCAGGACGGCATAACCGTATATGAAGAGATCCACCGCGATGCGTTCAACGGTGCAGATATGAGCGATATTATTTGCTTATACGACCACCAAGGGCAAGTATTCGCAAGACAGAGCAACGGCACATTACAGGTAAGCATTGACGATATAGGCTTACATATTGAGGCGGACTTATCCCGCACTAAAATTGCTAAGGAAATGTATGAGCAAATCCGCGAACAAAACGTAACGGGTATGTCTTGGGCATTTACCATAGATACGGACGGCGACAGTTTCGACAAGCAAACAAGAACGCGCCATATTACCAAAATTAAAAAGGTGTATGACGTAAGTTTTGTAAGCAGAGGAGCGAACGCATCCGCATATGTACAAGCACGATCAGAACAAGCAAAGAACTATTTTAACGGAGTGTTAAAAAGTGTGCAGGAGCTGCAAGCGCGTGATGCATTGATGCAAGAGTACTTAGAGAAGAGGCAAGCAATATGACTTTGCAAGATCCGTTTATGAGAATGAAAAGGGACTTTCCTAACAAGAACGTCTTAGAGTTCTTAGAACAAACAAAACCAAACTTATTTAACGATTATGCGCGTGTAGACATTCGAGGCATCTTAGAGGAGATCGACGAACGCCGCGACAAGCTACCGACAACCAAGGAACAGTTACACAACCTAAGCGAAGTAGAAATTCGCGCAAACATTAGAGAAGTGGAACTAATCCAAAACGCCCAAAAGCTAATAAAGCAGTACGAAGAAACACGAACCAAAACGCTTGAAAGCATAGCCAATGGTACGGCAAACGTAACGCTAATAGAAGAGGCACCGACAGACACCCGATACCAAAGGACAGATAAAAAAATGACAGAAAATACCGAAATCCGCGCATTTCAAAAATTTATTACAGAGGGAACGCGCAGTTTAACCGAAATTGAAGCACGTTCCTTGAATACCACAGGCGCAGCCGCAGTTATCCCAACAGAGATTTACCAAAAGCTAATTACATCAGAAAAATACAGTGATCTATTGCGTATGGCAACCGTATTTAATGCCCAACACGCAGGTAAAATGCAAATTCCCGTTGCCTCCGACACCGCAGCAACGTGGCGCACAGAGTTAGCAGCGGGAGCAGAGGCAGAGCCAACACTTACCAAACTTGATTTGGGCGTAGGCTTTGAATTGATGCGCTTAACGCAAATTAGTGCAGCAGCAGCCGCAAGCTCCGCACAAGAGTTTACTAGCTTAATGCTTGAGTTACTTGGATCCGAAACAATCGGGACACTTGAGGCAGCTTTTGTAAGTGGCGGCGGCGTTACAGAACCTAAAGGCTTGGATAACTTGACGTGGAACGCAGGCAACCAAGTATTAACCGCTAGCGCAATCACTCCGATTACTGCCAAAGATATTGCAGATGCAATGGGCAAGATGAGCCAAAAATATTTACGTAATAGCGTTATTATTTGTAACGTAGGTATGCAATTTAAGATTGCTCAATTTCTCGGCACAAGTGAATACATTTTCAATGCAGCGGACGGAGCCTCTCGTTTTATGGGGCGCCCCATCCTTGTGAATGAAAATGTAGCGGATGACACCGTATATATCGTGGATCCAAGCCAATTATACGTGCGCTTTAGCCAACCTCTAACCATTGAGGCAGATCGTAGCGCAGGCTTTACAAGTGCTAGCATTTACCTCCGCAGCTTATGCGTAGTTGATGCAGTATGGAACCCTAAAGCAGCCGTCCGCGTTGGATTAGGCGCTTAAACCAATCTTAGAATAGAATACACCTAACAAGGTAGCAGATAGCGTTAAAACGGGTATTGGATGCCTAGCAAGTACTCCGTGTAGCATTGGATGCCCGTATAGCTATTTTCTATAAAAAAAACATAACTAACAAAGGAACTAAAAATGAAAAAAAATAAAATCCATAAGTTAGATATGCAAGCATACTACCTCTAGTTTAAATAAAATTAACACATCAATAAACTAGGCTTAGGTTGCAGAACGAGTGTAGTGGTTGAACGCTGCTGCGTTGACAACCTTACCATCTGCCAAGCAGAATGCACGATAGACTGCGGAACCAGTACGGAAACCAATGGGATTGTGCGGTATTCAAAGAACATCATAGATTTATTTGATTTCCATTATAAAAAAAAGTCTAGGTCTTTCCTTACCTAGCAAAAACAAAAAAAACCTAGACTACTCATCTAGGCAAAGTGTTTCATTTCCTTTTCAAAAAAAAGTTCATTCCAATTAGGGCACCTTACTCAAGTGTCCTTTTTGTTTGCATTAACAAACCAATATTAAAATGCCACTAGAGCCCATTTAAAGCCCGTAGAGCGTAATTAGTTATTGATGCATAAATATACTAGCACATAGTAAATAACGCTCAAAGACGGCTTAAAACAGCTCACAATTACAAACAGATATGCGAGGACACCACAAAATTAACTTGGTGTATATGAACACCACACAAATAGTGTAAAAATGTATTTACAAATAGTGTAAATGGGTATTTACAAATGGTGTACAAAGGTTTATGGTTTGCTTAACAGATCGAGGAGGAAACAAGATCAATGACAACACTATTAGAACTCAGACAGGCAAAGCGTTGGACTAAAAAAGAAGTGGCAGCCAAAACGGGAGTTAGTACCTACAAACTAACCCAATACGAACAAGGA